CATCTTGGGCCGCATGCCCTTGCGCCACTCGTAGAGGTCCTTGACTCCGGCGTGGCAGTCGAAGTGACAGATGGTGATGTCGACCTTGCGGGTCAGCGAGTCGAGCTCGTTGAAGAACATCTCGCACATCTCGTCGCTGACGCTGCCGCTCTCGTCGATGGCGATAAATAGCTTGGCGACGTAGCCGCGCTTGAGGCCCGGGTGGATGTACGGGTAACGCTTGTTGATGCGCTTGATCGACGTGCTCCGGGAGCCGCGGACGATGCTGCCGATGAACTGCCTCAGCACCGAGCGCCAGTTGATGACGTTGCTGATGTACTTCCGGATCTCGGCCCGGATCTCCTCGGGGATGTTGCCCCAGCCGTCGGCTTGGCTGTCGGCGTGGCGGACGGCCTTCTCGATGATGCCCTTGACCTTGCCCTCGACGTACTCCCGCATCTCTTCGGGGATGTCGTCCCAACCGTCGTGGTCGTCCATGCTGCCGATGCCGTACTCGACCTCGCCGTTGTCCTCACCGTTCTTCTTGCGGTCGTCCTGGAGCTGCAGGTAGTACCACTCGCTCGACTTCAGGGGCGGGAAGCTCTCGATGAGGGCACAGCGCCTCAGGGTTGCCGCCTTGCTCTTCTCGTTGAGCTCAGCGAAGCGCTCCGGGTCGATCCAGGGCTTGACGCCCGGGATGAGTGCCAGCTTCGGCAGGGGCCGTGCCACTTCGCCGGGCAACAGGTCACGGGGCTGGCCCGCGTTCTTGACGATGAGGGAGTTGATGGCCAGGTCCGTGGCGACGTTCCAGTCGGCCGATGTCTGCGCCGTCGCGGGTGTGGGCCGCCGGGCCTGGAGGTGACCACTCCAGATGTGGTCGAACTCGTGGTTCAGGGTGCCCCTGATCTCCCAATTGGTCAGCGGATCGCAGGTGACGTCCTTCTTGCGGGGCTCGCTGTAGTAGGTGCCCCCGCCCATGAACTCGGGGTTGACGTACATCACCACTTCGTCGTCGCTGAAGTCGTAGGCCACCGCAGCGGTCGGGATGTCGTGCGTGTAGCGCTTCTTGACGTAGCGCGAGATCTCGGCATAGAAGGGCACGTCCTGCAGGTACGGGATCAGGTGCCGTCCCAGGTTGAAGTCGCTGTCGCAGGTGCGCCAGCCCCTCCGCCCGTGGGCGACGTTCTGCTCCGTCATCACGGGCGGGGGTTCGTTCTTGTTGGCTTCCGCCATCCACAGACCCGTCTGGGGCGTCCACAGCATAGACTGATCCTACCTCCCGAGCAGCTCGGGTTTCACTGCTCGAAGTGTGTGACTTTCGCGCAGAGCGCGTACGCAATGTACCAGCCCAGTGGGCCCGCTAGGAGAAGTGGAGCAAAGACGATGGCGGTCACGCGTTTCTGTCTTTCACGAGCAACTTATGTGTCCCGGTCCGGCGATTGGCGGCATCCTGCCTCAGACGTTTGACGTGGTACCGCTGGTGATCGTATGTGATGTATCTGATACCGTTGTCACACATCACCGTACGTTCAACGATGCCGACGAAGCCCTCACGGGTGTAGACCTCGAGACGCAGGATCTCGTGGTTCTCACGTCTGCCCGTGCTCTCACCCGCAGGGCACACCTTTGGAGAGTAGCCCATGACACCCATCCTACCCCACGCCGAGCCCGATTGCACTCAGGCCAGGTCGCTCTCGAAGATGCATCCCTGGCCTCCGCTGTCCATGCGGACCATGAAGCCCTGGTTGCTGTCGCACCAGACCAGGCGACGCTTGCGCATGGTCCGGGTCAGCACGTCGACCTGCATCACCTTCATGCCGTCGAGCCAGCCCTCGTCGACGATGCGTGGGTCGTTGATGATCTCGAGGTGGTACTCCTCGGCGATGCGGTCGAGCTCCATGCTGGCGAGCTGGAGCTGCCAAGCGCGGTACGGCGAGGGTACGTCGGACCAGCAACCCGCCAGTCGCCAGTCGTCCATGGCGCGCTTGACGTCCTCGGGCGCTTCGGCCCTGTCGGGCCGCGCGACGATCTTGGGGCTCCGTGCGGTGATGTTGATGACCTGACCCATTGCTCAGCCTTTCGCAGCGCAAAACAGCCCGGCGACGTTGCCAGCGACGACGAACCCGATCAGGCTCCAGCCCATCTGGTGCCACGACGGGACGCTCGCGATGAAAGACCACGCGAAGAAGCCGATGCTCCAGAAGAAGATGCCCCCGACAGTGCCGACCAGGCTGCCCACCCAGAACTTGAAAGCCTTGGGGAACAACACCCAGAGACCGATGCAGAGGCCCGCTGACCAGAGTAGCTCCATGTGTACATCCTACCACGGACGGCCCTGGCCTTGCACTGTCCCGTGGGAGGCTCTTCAGAGGTTTCGAGCGGCCCGAGACGGCCCACGGACCGCCCTCAAAGTGTCCCGGGACGGCCCGATGGGGTTGCCCTTAGGACGCCTTTGGGGCGGCTGTCGCGCCTGCGGTCTGGACCGCAGTGTCGTACTGCCCGAGTAGGGTCTGGAGGTCGCTCTTCGCAGTGTCGCCGGTGCTCGTGTCGTTCTTCATGTATGCCGAGCCCGCCTTGTCCCAGGTCTGGATGACCTGTTGGATGACGTCGTTTTGCTGCGAAGTGAGGGTCGGGGGTGCCATCGGTGGCGGGTTCCCGCTGAAACCGATGCCCGACAGGTAGCCGACCTGCGTGTCCGACAACGAGGCGACGAAGTTGGTGATGACCTGGACTGCACCGTCGGTCTGCGACTGGACCTTGGGCTGTGTCGGTACGTATGGGGGCGTCGGCGCGGGCGCGTTCGGCGGGTAGGGCTTCGGCGGTGGGGGAGGTGGAGGAGGGATGGGAGGCGTTGCGTTGGGATCTGCTGGGGGCGCTGGGTTGGGAGGCGGGTCAGGCGGCGCCAACGTCGTCGTCCCGCCGCGGGCGGCCGCATAGGCCTTCGAACCCATGTCGGTGATGAACAGCGGCGCCTTGACCATTGATGTGGCCGCGGGGACCTGGGTCCCGGTGGGGGCAGCCGTCTTCACGCTGTCTAGGAACTTGCCTAGCTGCGTGAACATGTCGCTGAAGCCCGTGAAGGGCGGGGGATTGGGAGCGTTGCTGGCCATGGCCAGATACTAATTCGCGATGAGCCAGGCGACCGGCCAGAGACACGCGATGTGGAAGAGCTGGTCCATGGTGATGCAGAGGATCGACCCGATGGGGGTCATGAAGAAGGCCTTGAAGGCTTCCTCGTCGTTGGCATAGGTAATGCGATCGATCCCCTTATCGGACCAACCCTTGCGTTGCACGCTGCCCGTCGTGGCGAGCACCATCCCACCTGGGCGCATCATCTGCTCGAATTGGGCGTTGCTCATGGCGTAGGAGCCATCGGCCCGGGGACCGTACTTCTGGACGTCCTTGAACTGGGGAGCGCGCCTCAGGTACTTGGCCCACATCATCACGGGCCAGTAGGTGTCGATGATGAAGTGGCTCACCCACAGGATGGCAAGGCACCACCAGAAGTTGTCCAGCGATGCCAGGTGCAGGCCATCGTACGGGTTGATGCGGAGCCTGAGCAGCAGGAGCACGGGCACGTAGATCGCGGTGTAGACCAGGCAGTGCCGGGCCCGAACGAGGTGGTTCTTCGCTTTCGCCAACGCTTCCTTGTGAGACTGGAAAAGCCAGTCGGCTGGGAAGTGCCAGAAGGCGAGGATGGCGAAGACACCACCCATGAGGGCGAGGAGCATCAACAGTTCCATGGCTCCACACTACACCCGTGGACCACACGTTTGCACCTATTTACTCGACGTGAAGCTCCGTCTCATCCAGCTACGAACCGTCGTCCGGGAGAGCCTTGAGATGACCAACTTCAAGGGCGAGGACATCGACGCGGGCAAGTTCTTCCCAGACGACCATAAGTTCGCGATGAAAGTCACGAAGGGTGGCTCATCTTGCTCGAACTGCAAGTGGCTGTCGTCCGACGGCTACGGCTGCGACAACGAGTACTTCAGGAAGTGGCAGACCGAAGTCGAGGGCAAGGACGACCCAGAGAGCTACGGCGTGTTGCCTGAGCCTGCCGAAGAGTATTGTTGCGACCTCTGGCACTCCTGATCACGTCGCTTGCAACGCATCAGTGAAGCGCTTCTTGAACAGCTTCGCTGCTCTCGCACCGATCGCCTTGCGTGCTTCCTTGGAGTCGAGGATCTCGCCTGTCGCTTCACGGGTGACGTCCTCGACCATGGCCGCGATGACCTGGCCCGTTGCCTCGACGCCGATGCCCTGGGGCAGCTTGTCGAGCACGTGTTGGAGGCGGGTCTCAGTGACCCACTCCAGAGCGATGGCCTCAGTCTCTTGGAGGACCTGCAGCTTCGCAGGGTCATCGACCTTGCGGGCTGTCTTGGTCTCCCGTTCCTCGTCACGCTTGTGCTTGCTGATGACGCGGTCGCTATTGTTCATGCGAAACTCGACCAGCGGGCGCAGGACGACACCCTCGCGAGGCTGGTCACCCTCGACACCGTTGCGTCGCGCCTGTTCGGATGGAGTGTCACGTTCAGCGTTCAGCGCCTCGATGTCAGTGGAGACCTGCTTCCAGTGGACGAAGTCGAGGCCCAGCCTGCGGGCCACCTGCTCGGCGTTTGGGACGTCGAGCCAGCAGTCGCCGATCTTGACATCAAACGCAACGAACCTCAGCTCTTTGCCGTAGCGCCAGGACTGGCCCTGCTGCTTGCCACCGTAGGCCTCGCCGAAGACAACGACCTCCATCGCGCCCAGGTCGGCCATGCCTTTGGCGAGCGCCTCCTGGTCGAACAGCTTGACGAAATTGTCGTGCTTCTCGCCGCCCGAGTTGAGGTGCAGCTGGCCATCCTTGAAGGAGATGTGCGCGGACGTGCCGTGGATCTTCTCCAGGGCGTAGCACTCCTTGAAGAGCATGATGGTCTGGTTCTTGTACAGGTTCTCGATGTGTAGGTAGCCCATGTGCGTTCAGAGGATCAAACCCCTCTCCCTCTTCTCTTGACGTGTGATGCGCCAGAACACCAGGTTCGCCAGCTGTCGCTGGCTCATGGTGTCGATGTCCCTCAGTTTCAGCCACCGGGCGAAGCGCTTCAGGTTCTCGTGCTTGGTGCGCTTCAGGTGGCGCCTCTCAAGCCGGATCATGGCGCCTCTTATCTGGGTGGGTAGGAGTCCCTGCCACCCGAACTCTGTGTCTTGACCTTGTGTTGCAGGAGCTTCGGGATGCCCTTGTCGTCGATGGTCTTGTCCTGGTGACACTCGGGACAGGTCACGTAGAAGTCGGCCCGCCTGCTGTCGGCGTCGAGTCCACGCATGTCGGTGCCGTTGGGCACGTACTTGACGTGGAGGTCCTTGGCCTCAGCTTCGAGCTCAGTCTCGCAGTTGTAGCACTTGAAACGGTGCGTCCAGCTTGAGACGTCTTCTTTCTTGACGACCTTCACTTGTCCTTCTCTTTGCGTGCCGCCTTGAGGAACGTCCCCAGCGCCTTGTGCAAGGCTTCCGCGTCGGTGGGCGCCAGCTCGAAGTGGACCGTCCGACCCGGGTTGAACCTGGGTTGCATGGCGAAGGTGAACTCACCATTCGCCGACGTTTCACCAGGGTTGATCACTGCCATCTGAACCACGCGGATGTTCTCTGACATGGAGCCATCCTACACCCCCGCGTGAGGCTTTGCACTCGGTCAGTAGAGGTCCCAGCTCGACAACGAAGGTGCGTTGAACCCCTCATCCCACCAACGGTCCGGATCACGGACCATCTGACGGACAGCGCGGTTGAGCGCCCGGCGGTGACGCCGGTTGGCGTGTCGCTTTTCCCAGTAGATCGTCTGGGCACTGATGCATGCGTAGCGGTGGACGTGGCTGCAGGCAGCCTGTACGGCTGGTAGCGTTGCGATCATCTCTAGGGTCTCCTTCGTGGCCCTAGAGCATCGTGTCCTCCGTCTGCATGGTGGTAACTATCGCGCCGCTTTGCGCAGCTGCCAGGTCCCGTAGAGGGCGAAGCAGACGACCATCATCTTGACGACGAGCAGGAAGATCACCTGCTGTGGCGAGTAGTGGTCCATCATCCACTGCATCTCATTCATGTGGGTAGCCCTCGAACACCGGTTCCTCGTCAGGCTCGTAGAAGCGGCCCTTCTCCCAGTTCCAGTGACGTGTGTCGTAGAACCTGATCGCGATGAACAGCCTCCACAGGTCGCACCACCACTTGAACCCGGCATGGTCGCCCTGCGTCCTGAACGACATCCCGATGTCCACGCCCCGGCTGCTGATCAACCCACCTTCGATCTCCAGCGCCTTCTTGCAGAAGGGACCGAGGGTGAAGCTGAAGCTTCCTGGTGACGGAACGAAACGCATCACTTGTCCTCGTGTGGGTCGCTGCAACACCGCCCGCCCGTCTCGTACCATCCGAACCACTCGTTGTGGCCGTCAGTGATGGCGCGGCACTGGTTGCGCACGCCGAAGACGTGGCCGCTCATCAGGCCAGAACGGTACGGCGCTTTCTTGGTGTGTTCGGGGATCACGGTGTTATCGACGAACTCGTCGATATTGCCTACCATATCACGGACGCCCCATGGGCTTACACAGGCGGGCATCGAGCCAGCGGGCACCAGCAGGTCGTTGAGGATGCCGCTGACGCGGTCCTTCGGGTGCACTGCGTCGAAGACGCTGATCGGGAAGTGCCTGCCAGTCTTCGGATCGATGGGCTTCAGCGGGTCCTCAGGGATGCTGTTGTCGAAGTTGCAGGCCGACTTGTCGCGAACGTAGCCCGGGTGTTCGCCCGGACCCTTGTACGGGTAGGGTTGCATATTGGGCCCTTCGCAGGCGAAGGTCCACTCCTCCTTGGTGCACATGCGTTTGCCCTGCGCCTTGCACGCGTCGCGGACGTCGTACCAGTCCATCCACGCTTTGGGCTTCTCGCCCTCGTGGTTGGGGTACTCATACACGTCAACGCAGTAGTGCTTGTGGGGGCGGCGAGAGGGCGGAGTAGCACAGGTCGTGGGGTACTTCCACTCGCCACACCGTCCCGTCGGGAACTTGCCGTGCGGGGGCGGGAGTGTCTGGCCGTGGGTGCCGACCCAGCGTAGGCAGGTCTCCACCGCTGTCGGGCACCAGGTGCCGTCGATCTCGACCATGTCTGACGGGCACCTCGACCAGGTCGTGGTCTCGTTGGGGGTCGTCAGCATGTCGAGCACGCCCTGGGCAGCCTGGACGTTCTTGATCGTCTGCTCGGTGTCGTGCTGGGCTTGGGCCGCCAGCTCTTGGGCCCGGGCAGCGTTGAGCTCCTCCTCGCTGATCACGGGCTCAGCCAGCTTTGCTGTCGAGTGGCTGGTGCACGCGAGGATGACTGCAACATAGGCGGTGAGCGGCACCACCAAATAGCGTCTCATGGAAGGACCTCTACTGCTGTCCACAGTTTACTGCGAGTGAACGAATGGTTCACTCTTCGTCGGGCAGCTCCGTCACTTTGCGTTCTGAATGGATTGCCTCGATGTGAGGTCTCCACTCGAGCGGGGTTTGCGCGTGGATCTGCTCTTCGAGCATGCCCCGGGCTTCGCCGAGAACGATGACGGCGAGGACGCTCTTCGGGTCCATCCGCTTCGGGTCCTCACTCAGGAGGCCCGATAGCTGGCAATTGGCCTGAAGGAGCTTGACGAAGTGGGAGTCGACCTCCAACGTCAACCGAACTCGTTTCTTCATGGTCGTTCCTTACGGGCGAAAGCTCGCCACGTCGTTGTTGATGATGACGATGCGGTTGCCCATGCTGAGGTTCACCATGTAGGGCTGGCCAGGCTCGCGGGTGTACTCACCCGTCCGCCAGTTCTTGCGCCCATGAGTGAAGACGTACCGGGATGACCTGAACACCTTGACCCGGATCATCGCCGGGTTCTTCTTGCAAGGCCCAACGACCTCGCCCACGCTGAGGAGAGCGCAGTTGTTTGACGAGGCGTAGGCGACGATGTCGCCCGCCTTGATGTCACGTCCGAAGCAGTCCTGCATGGTTCACTCCTGGTTGTTCTTGTCGCGGTTGACCGCGTTGAGACGCTCGATCTGGTCCGCGGCCTTGAGGCCGTGCCACCACTTCCACGTGGCGGGCACCGACTTGTCGACGTCGGCAGCGTTGCGGATCCGGCAGTACACTGGGAACCGCATCTTGCCGTCCTTGGTCAGGCCGTCGGCGGTAAGCGGATCGGGCTGGGCCTCGCACTCGGCGATCTTGCCGTCCCAGGTCTCGGGACCGTCGGCCTGGATCTCGGCACGGAGAGCATCGTTGAAGCCGCCACCCACCCGGGTGATGACCTGGTTCGGGAGCAGCACGTAGAAGCCACCGAACTGGCCCTCGCGCTTGGTGTTCTTACGACCCTGGTAGCTGCCTATGATGACCCCCTCGTAGGTGACGACGGGCTTCAGCTTCAGGATGTTCTTGGAGCGCTTCCACTCGTAGGTGGTGCTCATCGTCTTGAGCATCACGCCCTCGTACCCCTCGTCCATGCACTTGGAGAAGTAGGCCTTGAGCTCGGCCTCGTTCTTCGCCATGATGTGTGGGACCTGGCGGACGGGCGACGATTTGCCCTGCTCGAACTCGACTGTGGCGAGGACAACCTCGTGGACCAGCTTGACGCGTTCGGTGTAGGTGAGCTCGGTCTCCTGCTTGGACCAGTCGGCGAAGGGCATCGCATCGAACACGTTGTAGTACATGTTCGAGTCGTCCTTCTGGTGCTCCTTGTGAGCTCGACCCGACATCATGATGCTGGAGCTCTCGTTCCAGTCGGCGGCCATGCCCTCGCCGTCGAGGACGATGTTGTCGAGCTTCATCTCTTCCAACGCCGCGCGGATGCGGGGGAGCGATGTGAGCTCGGTGCCGTTCCGGGTGAACAGCGTCACTTTGCCGTTGCGCTTGATGGCGATCAGGCGCAGGCCGTCGAGCTTCGGCTCGACGCGGACTGGGTACTTGACGGGTTCGAGGATCTTGATGCCCTCACCCTTGATGAACTCGCTCTTCAGCGTCTTGGCTAGGGCGACCTCGAAGCCTTTGATGAGGTCGGGCCACACCTTGTTGACGCTGTCCTGGACGCCGGCACGGAGGTTCTTCAGCAGGATGCGAAGACACCACTTCTGCTCGAGCTCCGTCATGTCGGCGAAGTCGGCAATGACACGCTCCTTGGCAGCATTGCCCGTCAGTTCCCGTGAGGAGAACCGGCTCAACCCGTTCAGGAACGTCTCGACGACCGCGTCTGAGCTCTCGGGTCGGCGACCCTTGGCGGGAGCTGGCATCTTGAACTTGGTGACGTAGTAGACCGTGTACGGGTCCTGCGCCGCGACGAAAACCCGCTTCAGGAGCTCGTTCTTGCGAGCCGCCTCCATGACGTCGATTTTCGCCAGCTTGCCCGAGGTGCTCTCGAGCTCTTCGAGGATGTCTATGACGGTCCGTGCCATGATTCCAGTCTACCTCAGATAACCCGTGACTTGCACTCAGACGAAGTCGTCGGGCACCACAATTGAGAGAGTCGAGCCACAGCTCGGGCAGTTCCTGAGCTCGAGGTCGGGAATGCCGTAGTCCTTGGGGACCTTCTGGAGGCCCACGTAGTGCCACGTCTCCCACTCAGCCTCGTCATACTGGTGCCCGCACGAGCACTTCTTGGGCCAACTCTCGACGAACAGCTCTCGGGTCTCCGGGTCATCCATGGCAGACTGTGAAGCGGTCTTGGGCATGGTCACTCGTCGTCGTCACATTCGATGTTGTGTTGACGTGAAATGCGCTCATCGAGGACCTTGCGGAGCTCGAGCAGCTCGTTGTAGCCCATGTTGAACGTCATGTTGTTGACGATTGAAACATGCGTCGCTCTACGAGCGGCAGTCTCTTCGTCCTTGAGCTTCTGGGCTTCAGCCTCGAGCTCCGCGATACGCGCCCTCCGTTCTTCACTCACTTGGCCTCTCCCTTCTTGTCGAAAGCTTTCATGATAGCGAGAGCCATGCTGTCAACGTCGTGGCCGCTGATGACCGTTCGGATCGTCTCGTTGTCGTCATTCTGCTGGACGACCTCGACCTGTCCCAGTTTGGCGCTGGCGTAGACCTGCAGGGTCGAGTTGGGGCCGTCGGCCGTGAAGACCTCTACCCACCCGTCGTCCCTGTAGTCACTGAGCCGGATCACGTTCGACATTGGCGAGCCTCTCTTCCAGTTCGTTCTCCTCTGCTCCGAATGCAACGGCCATCACCTTGGCCAGCTCGAACACCTGCTTGAGCGACAGCAACGCGGGCTTCCCATCACCCGTCACGAACCGGATGCGGCCCTTCGACGAGATGCTGACCCAGAGGTTGCCACCGACGAAGACGTCGTTGACCCACCGCTCGTCAAACAGACCGACGACGTTGTTCTCTGCCATGGGTACACTCTACCCAATGGGCCAGCCCGTTTGCACCTCAGCGTCGGGTGACTGGAACGTCGAGCATATCGACCACGGACGGCACCCGCGGCGTGCGATGCTCAGCAAGGATGGCGCCCGCGCGAACAGCGTTGGTTGCCTCCCCGAGCGTCGCGCCCTCGCCGACGAGCTTGTCCAACGTCTCGATCTCGGACACGAAGCCGAGCAGGTGGGCCGCACGCTGGATCAGCCTGTCGACCCGCGGCTCCCACTCGACGTGGTCTTGGGGACAAGGGCTCCAGGGCGGGATGTTGGTGAAGTCACGCATGGTCTTATTCTACTTGTTGGTGTGACTGATGTACTTTTCGAGCGCGTCGGCCGCAGCGATGTAGGCCTTGCGGAGCTGGTGGAACTTCTTGTCCTTGATCTCCTTGAAGGAGGTGTAGTGACGAAGGCCGTAGTCGAATCCTTCGCACTCGATGACGTCAAGGACATCACCGCGCCAGCCCGCAGGCCTCTCGTCTTCGTCGGGTTCAGGCTTCACGTACTTCCCGCCTGGGAACGGGTAGACCCATGATGTCTTGCCGAACTTGCCGCACTTCAGGCACTTGTCTCGGGGCGGGCCGTCCTTGCGTCCGATGGTCTTGAACTTGGTGTGACCGCACTTGCAGGTGAGGACACCCTTGCCTCGCGGGTGACAGGTGCCCGTCTCTTCCCAACCCTTGTCCTTGCGGACCAGATCGACCTGGCCACCGTGTCCATCGAAACGGTAGCCCCACTCCTGGCCGGCGTTGTCGCCGTCGTGCGAGGTGAAGCAGATGTCGCCCGACACCTCATACTTGCACAGGACCTCGAGCACCTCGCTCTCCCACACGTAGTCCATGTGCTCCATGTGGTCGTAGTTGAAGACGAGCTTCCCGTCGTTGATGATGCCGCCCAACATCGGGAAGTCGCACTCATCCTGCCAACAGGAGCAGACCTGAGCGTCGCAGTTGTAGAGTGCGAGCGCGATGGCGCTGTCGATCTCGACGGTGTTCTTGACAAGGTTGATGTGCCAGCCCATGGTGTGTCCTCAGGTGAGTGGGATCAGGTCGCCAGTGGCAACGTCCCCGAAGTGCGCGTAGATAAAGCCAGTGCCCTGTGAGGGCAGGAGCAGGTAGCCGTGTGCCGACTCATCGGTCTGCGGGTCAGCGCGGAAGCGCCGTGAACGGGTCTCCACGGTCCCGGGCGTGCCCTGGTTTCCGGTGTAGGCCCAGGTGCCGATGACCATGGCGATCACCTGGCGGACGCAGGACGGGTCACCGTCGATGTCGAGGTAGTTGCACAGGGTGCCGATGGCCAGGCGGTCCGTCCTCACGCGTGGGCTGCCAGCCTCATGTCGTGGATGATGCACCGTCCCACGTTCGGGATGATGAAGGTGTGCTTGGGAACCTCGAGGTCCACGGTCTCCCGCGCCACCCGTGCCCGTTCCTTGACGCGCACGGTACCAGCATAGATCATGAACATTCCCTTCGGCACTGAAGCGGCCTCTCGCCTGTACGCTCGCCTCAACGTTGGGAACGGGTACTGCGGCTTCTCGTGTGGGATGACGATCAGCGGCACAGTCGCCACCATCGCTGCCCCGATCACCAGCTTCTGCTTGTACGAGGCACAGAAAGTCCCGGGTGACCGGTAGCGTGCGGGCTTCTCCCGTTTCGCCAGGCCGTACCCCACTTGGGGGTCCTTCCACTTCACAACGACCTTGGGCTCGTCGGCGAAGCTGGGTTGACGTCGGTTTGGGTTGCCTGAGGAGCGTGGGGGTCGCCATGCCATTGGTTACAGAGTACCACAGCGGACCAGGGACTTGCACTGGACAGACAAAGGGCCGGTACCCACGGGGATTCGACACGACGACTGCGATTCAGTGTCGTCGTGACGCGCTCGGTCCGGCCCGAGTTACTGGCGGGATGCGGAGCCCGCGTTCACATTCGTTCAAGCTCATATTGCTCCGCGAGCCACCATGGCTCTCCGCTCAGAGCGACGCTTGGGCAAAAGGTTAGGACTGTGCTTTGGGCTGAGCCCTCTGTTCCGAAGAGCGTTTCTCGCCAGCGTTCTCGAAGTTCTCGACCAGCGGACCGATGATGTCGGCCCACACCCTGTCGAAGACCAGCTGCTTGCGAGCGTTTCGTTCAGCGCGGCTGGGCACTGGCTTGCCGACACCCAAGCGTGACTTGGCTGCCTGCTCCTTGGCCTCCGCGCGTTTGCCCTTCGAACTGCCCACCTCCTTCTTCATGGCTTTGCGCCACAACTTCCTGAACTTGCGCTTCAGCTGGCGAGCTTCCTCGGGTGACAGCTGCTTCAACGCGCGCTGCATGTCGAGCGTCGTCTTCTCGATCGGAAGGATGCCCAGCTCGAACATGATCGAGTGGATGAAAGCCCTGTCGACTTCCCTCAGCTGTTCTCTAGGTTTCCGTGCTGCCACTGAGCGATCCTCCGTGTCCGTCAACCTGCAGTGCCCACTTCATGTACGTCTTGATGTACCTGGCGCGGGCTTGGTGGAAGAGCTTCTTGTCGATCCTGATGCCGAGGCGTCCGGCGAGCTTCCGTCCCCTGTCCCACGCCTCAAACTCCTCGTCAACGACGTCGATGCGGTGGTGCAGGGTCTTCTTCTCGTTGGGCTCGTCAGCATTGTACCCCATGCCGAAACGTTGGTCCTTCTCTCGTTCCCCGATGAGGATGTGTCCACACTCGTGCGCCAGGTTGTAGACCTGGTTCTCGGGGGAGAGCTGGCAGTTGATCAGGATCGTCTTTTCTTCAGAGTCGACTTCACCTCCGGCGGCTGTCTTCCCAAACCTGACGCTGTAGCCCTGGCTGCGGGCCCACTCCACGAACGCTGAGACGCCCTGGATGAACCTAAGGTCACGCTTGTGCTGCCGCTCGGCCTGCTTCTTGCGGGCACGAGCAGCCCTGCGGAGCCTCTCCGCCGCCCGAGACTTCCAGACGTCCAGCGCAAACTCCGCCACAACTTCTAGGTATCGTTCTACTTCTTGGCCCCCTTGGCAGGAGCCTTGAAGATGCCCGGGATGTTCGGGACGATCCCGATACCTGCCTCGCCCATGGGCACCCCGAAGACGTCCAAGATGTCCTTGGCACAGTGCTTGTGGATGCTCTTGGCGAGCGCGATCTTGTCGATGCCATGGCTCGTCAGCTTGGACCACAGCGAGATGCGGTGCTCCTCGCCCAGCTCACGCATGATGCTGGTTATGTTGGCGCCCTGCTGGGCGTTGAGGCTCTCGACGTCCCTGACCACGTAGTCGGAGATCTTCTCGATGAGGCCGTTTCGACGCTCGTGCGACTGGCGCCCGAACTTCGCCCTGATGATGCCCGTCTGGAACTTGTTGACCATCTCCTCGCCGGTGATCTGATTGTCCACTGTCTTGCAGTAGTCGCGGAACGCCGTCGCTGCGTCGTTGCCGACGAAGCCGCGCACCAGGTCCCAGAACATCGGGTCCATCGGGTTGTCGATGATACCCGCGTGCGTCAGCGTCTCGTTCACGAACTCCCACCCACGGGGTGTGGGCTGCTGGCTGTTCGGGTCTGCGCCCTTGGCCGGGTAGAGCCAGCTGTCCTTCGACTCGATGAAGTCCGGGATGAAGAAGTGGAGGTTGCCGCCCTGCTCGGGGTCAGTGTCACGGGCCCAGGAGCAGAACTCCTTGGCCGTCGGCGTCAGGTCCACGACGAAGAAGCGGCTCAGCAGCGCCGGGTCGATCTCGTTGACGTGGTACGCGGCGCCGGTGTTGACAGCGACGTAGACGCGGCTCTTCTCGTGGAGGTCGTGCCCGTTGAGCTCGTGGTCCAGTGCGATCTGGAAGGCGCCCTGCATGACCTCGGGGGTCGCGCGGTTCAGCTCGTCCAGGAACAGCGAACACGGCTCGTCGCACGCCCTCATGTACCAGTCGGGCGGGTTGAAGCGGGTGACGCGGCCGTCGGTGCTGGGCAGGCCGATCAGGTCGCCCTCACTCATCTGGCCGAGGCGGCGGTCGATGACCGGGTAGCCTCCCGTCTTGCCGTCGCCCTTCAGGCCCAACTCCTTGCGGATGAAGTGGCTGATCTGGCGGACGACCTTGCTCTTGCCCACGCCGTGGTTGGCCCTGATGAGGACCGAACGGGTTGGGGGCAGCTTGACAGCGACCCTCTTCAGGGTCGCAATCGACATTGCTGTCTCGGTTGTGCCTGTCGTCATGCGATGACCTCGTCAGTGGATAGTCCCACTGTAACACCGTTGCCCCGTGTTTTGCACAGGGCTATGTCAAGCCAATCGACGCCGTACCGAAACGACGAGCTTCGGCAGCTCGTCAGCGAGCTCCTCGTAGACACGCCACGAGTTGCCCATAAGCCTGAAGCACCTGAGGTAGGACAGCCGACCCACGTTCTCGACGAACTCACGGGTCCCTTCGAAGTAGTTGGGCATCACGCTGTCGATGAACAGCACCCAGTCGCCGATGCGCTGGAAGGTTATGAAGTCGCCACGTTCCATGGCGTCCATGTAGGCCAACAGGATCGACTGTCGGCTCAGGTCGTCTTCTGCCGCCCACTTCTTCTTGCCCAACACGCCCACAACGTAGGCGACAGTCTCTGGGCTGTGTGGCAAGCCGTCCAGCTTGCTGGCGAAGTGATCCTGGATCCGTGACACCGGGACGATGAGGCCCATCATGGGTAACTAGTCCTGCTCGGGTGGTTGGTCTTCTTTCTTCCTGCGAAGCTTTTTTGAAGGGCGGACTGTGTCATCCGCGGGGGTTCCAAGGGTGTCCGGAAGCGGGGGTTTGAAGGGCTCGTACGGGTGGTCGGTCAGCACCACGAGACCTGGCAGCTCGACAGGGGCTTCGGGATCGATCTCTCGGCCCGAGAGGTCATCCACGACCCGTGGGGGTTCAAGGACGACAACGCCCTCTTGCGGGCTGTTGATGGGCGCTGGGATGGCCTCCCGAAACTCAGCCTCGGTCGGCGGGACGACCCCGATGCGCTCGCACCAGGTCACCAGGGCGGTGTACGTGGTGACGCCCCTGTCGTTCAACATCTGTTTCAGGGTCGTCTTCCGGCGCCTGATCAGGTCGCTGAGCTTCAGCCGGGGCTGGTGCTTGGGCTCGTACCTACCCGGGATGCCTCGTCCGTCGCGCTGCATGTCGAATACTATACCCTCCGCGCTCGGCGTTGGGCCTCCACAACGTGGAGGAGGTCTGCGATGCCGTGTTGGAACTGCGGCGATTTGGCGATCTCGTCGATCCGCTGCTCGTCCAGGCCAAGCTGCCACTCGTCGGTGAGTGCCGTCGCGAACTTCCGCATGACCCGCAGCACGTAGTTGCGTGCAGACGAGTGGTTCATTGGGAAGCCCAGCTCCGTCATCATGTCCGCGATCTCGCGGTAGTTGTCGCCCTCGTCATCGGCGACGGTTGCGTAGCCCCGGTCGACCCTCATTCCTCTGCGTAGTGCCATGTCCCTCAGTCCTTCTTGGTTGGGTCTTCCGGCCTCGGCATCTTCACCGGGAGCGGGATGACGTTTGCGTCTTTCGGTCGTGGCGGAGGCTGCCTGGGCGTTGAGAACGGCCGCGTCCTGGGCTGCAGCACCCTGGCTGGTGGTATCCTACGTGGGCCACCAGGTTCACCCGGCGACGGCACGTACTCCGCGCGCTCGAGCTGTTTCTGGATGATTGGTGGCGCGAACCGGGCGTCCTGGAACCTTTGGAGGCGGTCGACTAGGCCCACGTCGTTGGCCGCTGTCGTGGGTTCGTCGTCGGGAGCACGTGCCACGAACTTCGGCACCTGCTGCTTGCGTATCAGCCTGACAGTCATGCCCAGTGACATGAGCACGCTGGCGATGCCGCAGCAGTAGATGAGGAAGTCGACGGCCTGCATCAGTTCACGTGTTGGGACACGATCGGGCGCTTGACGTCCTCGTTGAAGACCTTCATGTACCGGTTGAGCCTGACCCGAGAAACGATCATGCCACCCACGACGCCGAGGCCGATGATGCCGAAGAGCACCACGGCGGTGAGCGCCAACACGCTGAGACCGCTAGCGAGCATCTGACTTCTCCTTCTTGGCTTTGACGCTGTCGATGACCTTCAGCGTCGTTTTCCAGCCGACGAATGTGCCGGCTGCGAACGCAACCCCAGCGACGACGGCGCCGCCGACGAGGACCCACTTGATCATGTGAGTGCCTTTCCTGCCATCACCATGCGAGCTTCCTCTTCGGTGATGGGATACGACTGGCTGTCGGTCTGGTCCTCGACGAGGCCGAACCGGAGCCTGAGGATCGCCGCCTCCTTGGGAGACAGCTGGCTGATGACGCGCTTGGTGATCTCGAGGAGCTGCTTCTCAGCCACGTTCTCGAACGGGTCGCAGCCGGGCCGGTCGTCCTCGACCTTGTCCTCGATGGTGTCACCCTCGCCCGAGGACGAGAGCGGTTGCTGGAGCGAGATGGTGCCACGGCCCGAGTGGATCGTTGCCTTGACGACGGTCTCGCTGGCGCCGATGATGTCCATCAGCTCCTCGGTCGTCGGCTCGGCACCGTTCAGTT